AACTTCATAAAATCCGTCCATCCTATTTAACTCAAGCTAAACACTTGAATGACAATTTCATTAATTTGGGCTATAATTACACAGGTAATATACTTAAAAATGGAACATCACCAGAATTATGGGCTAATCCTCAACAGATTACTTTATATGCAAGGCTTGAAGGACTTATCACTTATGTTTTAGAAAGTTCTAAATCAATCAAAAAGTGGTTTTCTATTGCTCATGATAAAAACACAACAATGATTAATTAATATGCAATTAGCTGATTGGAAAATATTCGATAAACATGGTTCCCCTTTAAATTGGGTAGCCGATCCATTTTTACCCTTAACTATTACTTCCAATATTGGAGGTAAAGGAGCTGAGGGATATTTGGTCACAGATACTAGTGGTCTAGTTATTGATGCAGAAATATTTAATTCTGGATTTGATTATGATAGTTCAACTAGTATGTATTATAATTATACTTTTGGAGATGACAATGTTGATATATCTACAGATGTTTCAATTAGTTTTATAGATGTTTCAATATTTGATCCTGATGGAAGAACTACGCAAGGGATTGGAGATGTTTCAGTTGGAGATGTTTCAGGAAATTTTATTTATCCTGCTACAACTTTTTCAAGTGCAATATTTTTAAAGCCAGTTTCTCAAGGATTAGTTGAAACAGAACACTTATATATTTTAGAAGATGTATTAGGCTCATTAGTAAGACCTTACGATGCTTCTAATTCTACTTTATTTGTACAACTACTTGGAGAAGATGAAGAAATTAAGTTATTTACAGTAGATGAAAATCAAGAAGTTGTTACATGGGCTGATTCATTAACTTTTAAATTAGATGAATGGGCACCATCTACTCCTTTAACAATTAATATTGGTTTTAAATCAGATGAAGAAGGTGTTTATGAAAGACGTCTAAGATTTTATCACATTATTGCCGGAAAATATTATCTCTTAGGAGAAATAATAGTGAATGCTGAATCAATTGAAGAAGATGAAAGATTTAGAACATTATTAGGAAACTTTGGGTTACCAGATCCAAAGGATTTTCCAACATTATTTAAGGAAGCAGATATTAATGAAGCTTTACCTGATTATGAAATAGTGAATCCTAAATCTAAACAAATGATTTTGGAACATAATGAAATTGTTCCTTTTATTGGAACTTATAAAGCATTAATAAATGCTATAAAATGGTTAGGATATGAAGATATTTATGTAAGGGAATGGTTTAAGAATGTAAAAGAACATAAGAAACTTTCTCTTATAGTTCCTTATGAAGCAAAAGATAGAACTCAAACTATTTTAAAATTCTCACCTGATGAAAGAAGGGCACTTAAGAAATTAAATCAATTATCTCTTAACTATTGTATTACAAAGGAAACCGGAGAAATTGATGAATGGGGCACTCCAGAAACTGAAAATTGCTATGAATATAGTTTAGATGAAGTTTTTGTTAAATTAGTTGCTCTTAAAAACTGGTTAGAAAAGAATATTATTGGAGTTAATGCTAGAATTATAGACATTACTGGTGAAGGTATTTATTTTGAACGATATGTTAACTTAATTTGGTCAACTGATAATGTTGGATATAATTATAACGAGCATCAATCATTAACACCCATCACTGAACCAAATTTTTCTGATTTAGTTCAAGGAGAATCTTCTATTAATATGACATTATTAGAATTCAAACAAACTAAAATTGCTGATGATAATTCTAGATTTTCTGATTATATTGATTATGTTTGGGATCCAAATGATCCAAGTGTTACATTGAGTCCTGATGATCCATCATATTTAGCAAATCCATCAGCTTATTTATTAGTTGGTGCACCATTTGGTTTTCCTTTTTCTTCAATTAGAGATATTCAATACAAAGGAATTGTAGAACGACCTTATTCTGGAGTTGTTCCATCTACTCATGTTTCGAAACCTTTATGGATTTATGATAATACTATCAAATTTTATGATGTATTTGATTCATCTACAATATTTAATGACTCTTCTGTTAATTTAAGTCTTATTTTAGAAAAAGCATACATTAGAGATGCTAGTAATGATGATTGGCTTAATTCAGCAGAATATTCAATATATCCAAATCAATATATTAGATTAGATGCTTCGGTTCAAAAAACTTTAACTTATTACGGAAATTATATTATTGAAGATGGTTCAGGTATTGTATACGTTGATGATTCAAGTATTATCTTTAATTCTTCAGTTAACCCGATTTCCTTTACTGTTGATGTAAGTTCTATTATTAATACGCAAACCGCTACAAATATTTTATCACCATCACAAGATGGATATGTTATTGAATCTTCTACTGGACAAATTTGGGAATATGATGATTATGCTTGGCTAACTCCAGGAACTAATTCTGTTCTACAATATGCATTTGATGATACATATAGAGTTCCACTATTAAGTTTTAAGAATTTTGAATCATTTGATGCAGATGCAGCATCCGTACCATTTGTAGCTAATAAATTATATCACTTAGATATTTTAGATGGTAAGATATCAATGGATGCTAGCATAAATCCAGATGAACGACTATTCATAAACTTTAATTATGATGTAAGTTCATCCGATCAAAATATTCAATTAAATGTAGAATATATTTCTCCAAGAATGCCATTATTTACTCTAGATCCCAGTGAATATTATTGGGCAGATCCATCTGGTTTAAGTGGAGGAAATTCTTCAGCAGTAATTGATAATAATATTTATACTATGCCAGTTCACCATGCCGGAGAATATATAGTTGAAGCATATGGTTGGGATGGATATAATATTATGTTTTCTAATACAGCCAGAACGAATCATGATGTATTAATGAAAACACCTACGATATATACTGTCACTAATAATAGAATTGAAGGTGACCCGAGTATATTAGCATCTGATGTTCAAACAATATTAAATGAAAATAATTTACCAATTTTTGAACGAGAACTTCCTTATCTTGGATTATCTTTAGAACAAGATGCTAATGATAATTATTTTATTAATGTTCCTTCTATAACATATTTTCAGAATACTCCTGATTCTAGTACAATTGATAAATTTTATCTTGCGTCAGAGAAAGTTATGGATATTGATGGAAGTGTTGCTACAATTATAAATCTATATGAAGAATTTTTAGACGATGATAATATTATTTTAATAAAAACATATAAAGGATCTTATATGCCTGTTGCTGAAGCTAGTTCTTATATCACTAGTGGAGGAGGGACTGATTCTTTAACATTAGATAATATTCCAACTGGATTTGATATAGATGTTTCGCATGATATGTACATTCATAATGTTACTGAACGATCAGTAGATAATATGATTAATGATTTAACAAATGTTACATTCTCATTAGATGTTAGTAATTATACATTCTTAGACAATCAATTAGTTAATTTAATGGTATTTGATGTTTGTACTGGATATCAATGGGGGTCAAGTTATAGAGTTGTTGATGTTTCTGGAGCAACTCATACATTTAATATGAATTTCCCTGATTTTATAGTAAATGATACTTCACGATATACTATAACAGCAAGACATGCTTATGGATCTTTTGCAAATTATGAACTAAATGTTTCTAATGCTAGTGAAATATCAAACAACTTTGAAATTTATCATGATAAAGATTATAGAGAGCAATTCTTAGATAGTACATTTGTCATGTTGAATATTATGTTTGATCAAGAATATGTAAATGATAATTGGATGGGAGAATTTCCTTCAATACAATTATTGACAAATTGGACTAATCATGGTTTTGATTATTTCGATTCGTCAGGTACTTCAATTGTATATACTGTAAACTCACCGGCAGATGCTTCGGATTATATTCAATCTAATACATTTAATGTATTGAATGGGTCTACCTTAGATATTAATATAGGATTTCAAAAAAGTGGTCTTTATAATTATTCTAACTTTATTATTTATGAGATTGGAGGAGATGATCCATCTACTAGTTATCCAATTGTAGTTGGGGGGAATAATTTTCTTCACATAGTAGATCCATCTACAACAAGTGCCTACTTAAGATTTGAAGATCCGGGTGGACCAGGCCCTGAGACTGGTTTTAGTTCAACTACTACTAGCGTAATAGGTGCAACATCTCCTGAATTATATTACATGTCAGATAGTGCTATAACTGTTCCTGCCGGAGATATTGTTATATTGAATGCTATTTATGATTCAAGTACTTATCTTTTAAATCAACGAAATATTTGGACAATTAAGGAAAATATTTCTAAGGATATTGTATTTAGAGTATTTAATGAAAAAGTACCATTTGTTTTTGATGTATCTGGATATTATGATGTAATTGCAGAAAGCTATGACAGCTATGGAAATTTAGCTTCAAAAACTTTCGAAGGTTTAATACATGTAACATAATGAAACGAATTCAAAATGTTGAAATTAATTCTCTTGACATTAATAAATCATATGTAGAAATTGATGGTGTTGGATGGAGAAATTCTTCTCATATTAGTATAAAAGAAATAATGGAATCTATGCAATTAGATATTCCATTAGAAGCTAATGTAAAATTTGTAACTTTTAAGAATCAAGATGTTTCAGTTAATACTACTCCAGATAATTTTCCAATAGAAAGTAATTTACAAATATCTATGGATGAAAATTTCTTATATGTATGGGTAAGTGGAAGATGGAAGAGAGTTCCGTTATCAGAATTTTAACCAACCGGAGCGGGTAATTGTCCCGGAAATCCATAAGTTTGAGCTCCTTTAGGAACAAAATCAGCCAGCAAGAATTTTTGCCATTGAAAATTAGATATAGCTAAGTTTTCAAATGCTGGGAATGGATCTTGTTTAATAGGTGCAGACCCAGGTACAAACTTCATTAAATCTATAGCAGTTAATGAACCTTTGTAATTATATGCATTTAATCCACCCTTTGTCATCATCTTTTCATTTTTCAGTTCAAAAGGTTTTAGTATTTTATCTAAATTCACATCATTTATATTATCACTTATTTCATCTGATATAGTAATAATAGGCAATGGATTTTTTAAAGTGAATCCAAAATTAGATGTATTTGGTTGAAGAGTAATCGGTAAAGGAGCGATAGTTAGATTTAATTTTTCTGTCAACAAATCTAATTTATCAAATTGATCCAATATTAATTTTTCAGAATCTTCTAATTTTTTAAGAGCTACATCGCCAGCTTTTCCAGCTGCTCCAGCGACTGGAGTTCCTAACTCTTTTGCTTCATATACAATTTTAAATTTCTTTTCTTCTGACCATTTAGTAAGCTTTAACTTAGTATGATTTTCTTTTAGACTAACATTCTCAGCATTCCAATTTATTTGTTCTTTTTCAAATGCTTTAGTTTTAGGTGGTCGTTGTATTCTATGTTCTTTTATTTGTTTTTCAGCTTCATCTATTTGAGGCTGAAGATCTTTTATATTTTCAATTATATTTTCAAGATATTCTCCAAATGCACTATTTTTCAAATTTCCAACTTGTTCACTTAATATATTTTTAAGGTCAACTATTTCTTTTTTAATAAAAGCAACTGGATCAAATATAGGTAAACTATAATTAGTTGTATAATTTACCATCAAGACCATAGGGAATACCCATATTCCAGTTATTGTTATTCCTAACACTATAAATCCATAACTAGTAGTGATAGGTTTAATTGGAATATAAATAGTTGGAAATTGAATCGGCCCAGGTGGTCCTAACCATCCTGTTGACCATCCTGTAACTGGATTAACTACACTAGCTAGAGTTGCAAATGAACAATACTTAAGCCAATATTTTATTGATCCTAAATCAGTTTCAGATGCTCCACCTAAATTAGGATCAATATCTGGTCTTTTACATGTTGATTCTCCTGGAATTATATAACTTCTATAATCCACACCATCTATTTCAGATATTGAATATCCTGTAAATAATGCTAAACTTTCTAATTTTGATTCTAAATCAAGAATTTCCTGAGGTAATGCATCAAATCTTATCCATAATTTTCCAAAGAAATCCGAAATATAATTTCCTTCTCTAGTAACTTGTGCTGCAGAATCTGCTTCCTTTAAATCCTTATACTCTTCATTTTTTGCAGCAATATCTAAATAAAACTCATATAGAAACATTAATTTTGCAATTAGATGTTCTTTTTCGTAATCTTCTAGTTTATTTGGATTGTTAATGTTTTCCAACCAATATTTTACATCAGTAAGTTTCTTATTTTCATTATATTTGTCTAAACCTTTTTGAAACCAATCGCCTAATGTAACTCCTTTTTCTAATTCATCAAGATACTCATTCCCTTTATCTTTGATTTTTTCAGGATTATAACCATCAATTACATATCTTTGATCAGTAAATGTATTGATATTATCTCTATATTCCAAAATTAATCCACTTGGATCTTTTATAACATTTAAATCAGTAGCTAATTCAACAACAAAATAATCAATCAATTCATAATCACTTTTCTTAGGCTTTGTTATTCTTGCCTTTTTAATTGCATTATCTTGTATAGTTCTTAAATAATTATTAACTATTTTTTCTTCTGCTTCAACTTGATTCTTTATTACGTATAGTGTTTCATTCTCTGCATTTCTTTTTACATTAGCTTCTCCTGTTATTTTCTTAATATTTTTATTATACGGCTTTATAATATCTTTATTCCAATATTTTTTAAGATCATCAAATTTATCTAACATTCCGCTTTCAGTAATTTTTACTGGATTAATGTTTGCACTTGAATCCACTTCAGCAGATTTTGACATCATAACTGGATAAAGTGATTTAACTTGCCAATCTTTCACAAACATCTTAATTTCGTTCTGCATTTGATAAGCTGCATTTAGTTCTTTAATAGTTTGGGTGAGATAGTCCTCAGATGATTCAGAGATGTCACTGAGTACAATAGAACTATCGGATAATGATACTACCTTACCATTGATTGGCGAGTAAACAGGGAGGTTCTCTATGGTTGCAATTATTGTTTGATCTGTAACAACAGAACCAACATTAACTTCATATTTAAAGGGATTTTTAGTTTGATTTACTATAAGAGCTTTAGTAGATAAATCCTTTTTTATAATGGCTTCTATTTGGACCTCATCTTCCTCTGTTGGAAGCTCACATGAAAAATTTTCTAGTTTGCTTTCCAAAGGTTCCTTTGGAACTATTACATTATCTGTATCAATTGGACACTTTAATGGAAGCTCTGTTAGATTTACTGCCCCTATACTGACATCTACTATGATATCTTCAAGATTTAGTTTAAGATCATCACATATATTTGTAGATAATTGTTCTTCTGATGCCTTTTGAAATTTTGCTCGGTTATACAAATATAGGGTTGAAGCAATAGCCACTAATATTATAAGATCCTCAACACCTTTGAACATCCCTTTTAATATATCAATTTGATTGCTAGCAATATCCTTCATTATACCCCACGCCATTCTAATAAGTTTTTGGATATATTTAGTACGATAAAGAGAAGGAAATTCAGTATTTGTGAATAATTCAATAGTTAGTTTAATGATATAAAAAAGAAATAATGCTAATCCAAGATAAGGTCCAACAATTGTCATGAATTCGCTAATCTTCTCAGATATATCTCCTATGAAATCTGCTAAATTTTCTAAACTTTCTCCTAGCCATCCAGTTTGTAGTTTTTCTAGTGCATCTTCTCTTAAAGAATCATCTAAACTTGAATCATTTAAAATTTCACATTGTAATAAAAGAGATGATAATGTTTCTTCATCTAATTCATTATTAGCTCCACTTAATAATTTGCTAAGTGTAGGATCATTTTTAATGTAATTTTTAAGGGCTCTTAGATCATCTAAATCAAAATCAACTAACCCTTGTAATTTTTCTTTCAAACCCGCCAAAAATCCTTCAAGCGCTGCAGTTACTACACTATTAAGGGCCTTTAACGATAATGGTTTATCAAAGAATAGTTTTTCTTTTAAACCAAGTATAGCTAATTTTGCTTCAAGCTTTTTTAGTTGTATAATCGCGGCAACGTTTGGCATCTTATAATTTTTCTTCTTTTAGCCATTCGCTAATAGTAAGATCTACATCAAAATCATCTTCTTTTGGAAAAACGTGTTCTTTATATTTTGTTTCACCTTCTTCATCATGAAAAGAATAAACTCCCTTATCAAAGGTAATTTCAAATGGTTCTTCTAATTTTTTAGCATATTTCTTTCCCTTCCCAGGCTTAACATAAGCTAAAGTGACATGAGGTTTATATTCAGGATAATCTTGTGTATTAGAGAATGATGTTTCAAATTTATTTCTATATTTCTTTAATTGATCAGTAACAGGGACATCATATTTTACTACATCATAATCTGGTGTTTCAAACATTCCAATTTCTTCAATCATTACTGTAACAGGTTCCATATCATCTTGAATTACTCCTAGCAAAACTTCGGGATCAATTTCTTCTTCATGAATTCCATAAAGAATAGTTACATGAGGTTTATCTTCTAACCCATACGAATCATCGTAAGGTTTGATATAAACATCTTTAGGATCAATTCCACCAATGTGATCATCTTCCCATTTGTCTACTTTTGCATCCATCATAATGCATCCGTATTTAGGTTCCGGAGTTTGTTCTTCCTTTTCCCAGTCGTTAATAGTTTTTAAGTCTTCCATAATTATTTCGATATTAATACGTTTGTTGAAGTTGCCGCTTGTTTTGCTGCTTCCACTATGCCAACATTGACGCCAGGCGTTGCAGGTAATTTAGCATCTAATGCTGTAGCCAATGTTCCTACTAATGCCCACATAGGTTCTGCTAATACAGCATGACTATAAGGGCCAGGACCAACTTTAGTGGTTTGATTTCCGTTTACAATTACTTCATCAGCCGTTACTGTTACTTTTGCAGCAGCACTAACTTCAATTTCATTTTTAGTTACAATTCTGGTAATATCTCCTTCCATTTGTATAAGAGATTCTGTATCTGCATGTTGCAGAGTTATCATAGAGTCAGGAGATATTTGGAAAAAAGATTCTTTTAAATAAACTAACAGACCGGAATTTTTTTGATAAATTATTGTTAAATCTTCAAGAGGATCATACATAATAACATGTGTACCCTCATAATCATCTTTTATTCTTTCAATTAAAGCTGTATCAATATTTTGCAAACATTCAATTTCTGGAGAATATAAATCTCCATTATTAAACTGTATTCTTACAAATTGCCCTAATTTTGGAATTGATAAACTTCCACCCCCATTACCTCAAAAAACAGTAGAATTCACTGGTGAAGCCCATGGGATATGTTCATCTATAATTCCATCCATAAGTCCGAACACTCTTACTTGAGCTCTACCAGCAAAAGTTAGATCTTGATTATTAATAACAATTCCTATCCAATCTTCTTCATGTAAATTACGATTTAAGAATCCTGTATCTCTATCCATTTTTATCCTTTTAATATTTCTCCTGTTGTTGCTTTACTTGAAGGAACTCCTTCTAAAATATTCCCATAAATCCTTTGGTTTTCTATTTTTATGGGATTCGGTACATTTGTTTCACCTTTGCCTACTAAATCAGTTGCAGCTGAAAGGTCTCCTTGAGTTTCGTCAGTTACAACATCTGTATAATTACTTCCACCTTCAATAGGATTTAAAGCATTTGTTTCTCCCTGAGCTACTAGATCAGTAGCTCTTGAATAATCTGAAATTTGTCCCCATACCCCATCATCATTCAATGCTAAATTAGCAGCTTCTTGTATTAATTGATTATCTTCAGTTGCTTCAGATTTAGCTACATCTTCTAAATATGCTCTAAACATATCATCTACAATAGTCCCTTCTAATAATTCAGATGGTTGAACATATCCTGCTGCAGTAACTGCCACTCCTTTTCTTATTAATCCTAATGCGCTTATAATATTTTTAGATTCTAAAGCAGCTTGCGCATCATTAAAGGAAATACCCAATTCGGGGATAGGAGTTAATTTAGCTTTATCTATTATTTCCTCTGCTGCATTTTTTACAAAAGCTCCTCCAAAATCTATAGCATTTTCAACCCATGGATTTCTACCAACAGGTGCTGTTGTTTTATCATCTCTTGTAAAAAATTTACCATCTCTTCCAGGCCCACCTGCTGGAATTCCATTTAATGTTTTCTGATTATTTTGTTCATTATATGGGAAAGAAGAAGCATGGACATTCTCCCCAGATTCTGGATCACTTCCAATATTTTCTGATTGAGCTACTCTAGAATATTCTTTTGATAAATCTGCCCCTGCAAATTTAGGATTAGTAGAATCAAATGGAACCTGTACATACGCAGTACGATCCCCAACAGCTGATAGAGTTTCATTATCTAAAGTTCTTCTATCAACTTCTCCTATTGTTTCATTTACTGCTCTGTCATATCCATTTAATAATCTATCAAATAAATAAGTATTTTGAAAGGTTGGATAAACTTGTTCTTCATACATTTTCCCAACTTTTATTGAAAAGGCTAAACCAGCAACATCTGGTTCTTCATCAACACCCATACTATCTAAATAAGTAAAGTTAAAATTTTCTAAATCAAATTCACACATTTCACAGTTTATAACCCAAGTAGGAAGAATATTATCTAATCGTTGTAGTTCTAAAACATCATCATTTTTATATTTTTTAATAATAGCTGATCCATAACCATCGTAGGGTGCAGGAGTATGGAATGGTCTAAATTCTGCTATATAAATTTTTAATGAAAAATATCTCATCATATCAGGAAGTACCCATCTTTGGTATGTATCATCCCATACAATTTTTCTATACATATTAAGTAAGTGACTCATTCTTAAATCAACTGCCTCTAAAGCAGTTACAGTTAATCTCTTATCACTTAATATTCTTTGTCCTGATAATGGATTAATTTTTAACATTTCTGAAATACCATCAATTTTTTGGAAATACCATTGATAATTAAGTTGAAAATTATTAAAATGTTCTATCCATTGCTCAAGCATTCTAGCTCTGGTAAATTCGTTAGCATCATATAAATAATCAATTGCTGAATAAGTTTCTCTATTATCAACATCATCAGTACCTTTTACACCAAATAATGGATGAGGCATTTGATCATAATTTATAATATTTTTTCCAGTTTGACCTGGTGCAGCATAATTATATTTAATATCACGGGCAGCAGCAAATTCTAACTTAAAAGAAAGATAGGTTGGTTGATCAAACCTAGGTGACATATTATTAAAGGATGCCGGAACGTTTCTATAATTTCTAAAATTTTTATAAATGCTCATTATGCTGTATTATTTTCATTTTCAGGAGATATTGCATCTACTCCAATTGGGGGTGGCCATTCTCTTCTAGTTAATGTAAAAGTTTGTGTGAAATTAGACATTATAGAATCGTCATTTTCATGATTGTATTTTACTGTAAATCCTTTGACATAAAACCACCCACTATAAAATTGTTCTAAAATATCAGAGGTTCCTGCTTCTGGGCTTACCATTAAATTTTCAACAACATCAGATTTAATTATAACTATTGGAGTTTTATCTCCATGAATGATATTCAAGTTCATTCCATTTACAACTACTTCAACATTTAGTTTTTCTAATTCTCTTATATTAACTAAATTTTGAAGTCTTGCCCTTAGATAATTTCTATGATGGTTTCCATCCCATTTTAAATTATCTTCATCTGGATTACTTATTGTATATTGAATCCCCATCCATGGGTTTTTAACATACATATCCGGATATGAATAGTTAGCCCTTGCTAAATCATTTCCTCTTTTATCCGGATCTTGTGTTGCTCTACCTCTTAATAAAATATATTTGTCAACTTTAGCCGGATCATAACTCGGTTCTAATGGAACGCTCCAATATTTTTGTGATCCTTCTTCATCATATAATCCGTGATTATGTTCAAACATATGACAATTCATCTTACTTCCTATTTGGAATGTTATATTAGTTGATCTATTTATTGGTTTCCATGTGTTTATAAAAAATGGAGTTGTTCTATAACTTTTATAATTAGACAATACTTTAGACATTTCTACTACTTTATCCTGTTCTAAATCAGCTCCCCACGTATAATCTTTATCAATATTATTCATCCAAGCAGCAACATCAATTTTATCTTCACTTGACATTAATTGTTTATTGACATTTACAAAATTTAAATTATAATAAATATCAATCCACATATCATAAAATGATGTATCGTCTCTCCATGATCTTTGAACTGTATGTTGTAAATATTCAGACGTTGTATTAAAACCACTAATCCATACTTGTTTATCGTCTGTATTATCTTCATTTGTTGCAAAACCTAAACCTATTTGTTCAGCTACTGCTTTTATAGCTTCCATTGAAGTTCCTTCATGTGAAAAGTTAAACTTAGCACTTGATACCCAAGGAATAAATAATGTTCCAAAGAATGTCATAGTAGTTGGTCCAACAAATTGGGTTGTATTTTGACTAGAAACAACTCCTGTTATAACATAATCATTTCTAATAGATTTCCGCATATCAGATTTATTTCTAATTGCTACTGAAATAATATCACCATCTTTTGGCATTTCTTTTGACATAAAAGTTTGGTGAATAAATGTAGCTTTTAATATAATAGTTGGAATGAATTCATTACAATTTATTTCAAGTGTTTGTATTTCATTAGAACTTAACATATAATCATTTATCTTTACAACTGGATATTTTAATGATGCTAAATTTTCTACATTTTCTGATCCTTCATTTTCCTCTGAGCGAAGTGATAATTCATCCAGCTCAATTGTTTTTCCAAACACTTGATAAATCCTGTTTTTAGATCCGCTAGTTCCCTGTGTTTGTGTAGGAGCATTATCTTTTGCAGGTGGAGTTATCGTTCTTTCTGCCATTAGTTTTTATTTTTTATTACATTTGTTAAAAATTCACTTGTTGATAATCCATTTTTTAAGCAAGTTTCAGCTCCTTCTCCAAAATAAACTCTACCATTACGATAAGTTAATTGTTCAGTACCTTCTTCTGCAAAGTTAGGTGGAAGCGATCCACCCGGGGTATCAACTATTTGTCTATCATTATATTTTTGTAATTCAGATTTATCTTTTGCTGTAGGCTTTTTAAGAGGATCAATATATTTATATGAATTTCTAATCTTTAATGCTTTACTTTCTCCTGCTTCATTTCCACCTTCTTTAATCTTAGCTTTTGCAGAATCTAAATCAGGAATAAGAATTAAATCACCTTCGTTAATAGTAAAAGGATTAGATATTCCATTATACTTCATAATAATTTCAGCATACAAATCATTATTATACACAGCTTTAGAAATTAAATCAGGACGCATGACATAATCTTTTGGAACTCTATATACTTCATATGCAATATAATCCCTTGTTTTAAGATCAAACATTCCTTGAGTTAAATCTCTTATTACTATTCCATCGGATCTAGTAAAAAATGGTTTTGTATCAATACTACTATTAAACATATTTTATTCAAGTGATTTTAGTGCTACCCAATCAACTCCTCTATACGCAGATCTGGCAATATCTCCACTTGCTGTAACAACACTTCCATTAGGAGATATTGCAGCAAACGGTGCTCTTGACCAAATACTTGTTGCATCAGAAGATAATTTAGATTCTTTTATTACAGGTGGTCCTGATCTACCACCTAATTTAGATGGACCTGCTAACCAACCCCTAATAGCTAATGCAGTTCCAGTTTCACTAGATGTTGCAGTATAATCATCAATTGCTGTTTGACCATCAGCAGTTCCTTTCATACTATCTGGAAGATCATATATTCTACCCATACCACGGTTAAAAATAGATTGAATAGCATCTTTATCTCTAGG